CAATAAAAAAGGAAGATCGTATTATCACCTTTAAACTTATTACTGGTGAAGATCTTGTCGCTGTTCTTCGTGATGAAAACGGACAAGAGATTACGATCGAGTATCCTTTTGTTCTGAGGAGTCATCCTCACATGGTTCGTCCAGATAGAATCGAAGAAACGATAACGGCTAATGCATTTTGCTCAATGGCTGCGGATCGTACCTTTACTTTTAAAAAAGTTGATTTGATGTTTGTTAAGGATTTGCATGAGAAGGCACGTCCATTCTATTTAAATATGTATCGTGAACAGGAGCATGTCCGTCCAGTTTCCTCTTCGGAACTTTCCGATTATGAGAAACGTATTGCCGATTTCCTCAAGCGTATGAGGGAAGAGGAAGATCTCGAAGATCTTAATGATTGGGATCCAAAGGATACTACAGTACACTAATATGTATCAACATCAACCCTAACACAGACATCATACCCTTGTCAAACTTGCAAAGCAAATAAATTTAAAATAATTTAAACAGTTTCGTTACAAGATAGTCTGGGGTATAATGATAATATGAAATAGCGTCTATAACGACGACAGGAGCGAAAAAGTGGCAACTAAGAAGAAGAACCACTATGTTGACAACCAAGAATTTCTTGCAGCACTAGTGGATTATTATGCAAAATGTGATGAAGCAGAAAAGACAGGAGAGCCAGCACCCAAAATCCCTGATTACATTGGGTCGTGTCTCTTAAAAATTGCAACTCGTCTTTCATACAAAGCAAACTTTATCAATTACACGTTCCGTGAGGACATGATCCTTGACGGAGTGGAAAATTGTATTCAATACTTGAGAAACTTCGATCCATCAAAATCGAACAACCCATTCTCATATTTTACACAAATCATTTACTACGCATTCCTTCGTAGGATTATGAAGGAGAAGAAGCAGTCGTATGTCAAACATAAGATGATACAAGAAATGGCTATGGAACAATTTGACGTGCAAGATCATGACAGCGATAATCAGTATTCCAATGCGTATCTTGATTTTAGACAAAACAATCAAGAATTCGATGATTATATTGAACGACGCAAGGCAGATAAAGCAGCCAAACGTAAGGTGAAATTGAATCCTATTGAGGAGATGCTGGAAGACGAGGATGATGAATGAAAGTAGCGATAATTACGGACTTGCACTTCGGTGCGAGAAACGACAACATATCATTTCTTGATTATTATGAGAAGTTTTATAAGAAAACATTTTTTCCAACGTTAGAGAAACATGGTATTGATACCATATTGAATCTAGGCGACACGTTTGATCGTCGCAAATTTATCAACTTTAATACTCTTAAACGTTCACGTGAAATGTTTTTCGATCCTATTCGTGATGGTGGTTACACTATGCATATGCTTGCAGGTAATCATGATACATACTACAAGAACACGAATGAGGTAAATAGCGTTGACTTACTACTCAAGGAATACGATAGTATTACGGTATATGATGATCCAACTGAGATCGTTATTGATGAAACTAAAATCGCATTTATGCCGTGGATCTGTGCGGAAAACTACCAAGACTCGATGACGTTTATGCAAAATACTCAAGCTGAAATATGCATGGGACATTTTGAGATTGACGGATTCGTAATGCATCGAGGTGTAAAAAGTCATGGTGGTCTAGCCAAGAAAGAGTTTGAAAAGTTTGATATGGTATTCAGTGGTCATTACCACCACCGTTCGAACAATGGTCAAATTTACTATCTCGGCAATCCGTATGAGCTGACTTGGTCAGACTTTAATGATCCACGTGGGTTTCATATTTTCGATACCGATACACGACAACTTGAATTTATCCAAAACCCTAACACGATGTTCAAACGTATTGAGTATGATGATACAAAATATGATTTTGACGAGTTTGACGTTTTGGAATGTCAGAACAAATACGTTCGAGTTGTAGTGGCTCAAAAAACAGACTTTTACAAGTTTGACACTTTCCTAAAAAGAGTGTATAATAACTCACCATTAGACGTTAAAATTATTGAGGACTTTTCCGAGTTTACTGAAGGCGAACTTGGAGAAGAGATAAATCTTGAGGACACAATGGATATTCTCAATACTTACATCGATTCAGTCGATACTAACGTCGATAAAGAAGAAGTAAAAGTCTTTATGCGGACATTATATAACGAGGCTGTTAATAAGACATCATGATAACATTTCATAATATTAAATGGAAGAACTTCCTTTCGACAGGAAACAGTTGGAACGAAGTAGATCTGAACAGGTCGACGACAACCCTAATTATAGGTAAAAATGGCGAGGGTAAATCTACTATCCTCGACGCATTGTGTTTTGGTCTGTTCGGTAAACCTTTTCGAAACGTAAAGAACCAACAACTTATCAATAGTATCAACGGTAAGAACTGTGAAGTTGAAATAAACTTTTCCGTTAGTGGACAGAACTATCGTATCAATCGATCGATGCGTCCTTTTAGATTTTACATCTATCAGAACGATGTTCAGCTAAACCAAGATGCGAGTAAGTTAGATTACCAAGGAACTTTGGAAAAACAAATCCTTCGGTTGAATTACAAATCGTTTACTCAAATGGTTATCTTAGGTTCAGCATCTTTTGTACCGTTCATGCAACTCCGAGCATGGGATCGTCGTAAAGTTATTGAAGACATCCTTGACATCAGCATTTTCAGTTCTATGAATGAACTGCTGAAGGAACGTGTGAATGAGACTAAGGATGCTATCAAAGATGCAGAAAACAGAATCGCTTTAGCAAGGAATGAAGTTGATGCTCAACAGAGAGTTATCAATTCTATGTCAACTGCTAAAGAGGAACATGTTGGTCGAATCAAACTAAAGATAGACGAAACCAATGATGAGATCCGTATCGTCACTGAGCAGATTGAAACGATGCAGAATGAAGTTGCAACGTTGAGTGATTCCATCAAGGATGGCGAAGATATCAAATCAAAGTTTGATCAAGCAAAAACTCTGTTGAATGATAGTAACTATAAGAAAGAGGAGTTTGCAAAGTCTCTTCAGTTCTTTGTTGATAATGACGTATGTCCAAGCTGTCAACAAGGTATCGAACATGAGCATAAGACAAACCTAATCGATGAGTTGAAGTCTAAGTCCACAAAACAAGAAGACTCTATTAAAACACTCTCTACTGCATTAGAACGGCTAAATGCTAGGCTCGAAGAAATAGCGTCCGTAAACATGCAGATTATGGAGAAAAACAACGTTATTTTAACAAATAACAGCACAATTAAGCATCTAAATGAGCATATTTCTCAACTTAATAAAGAAGCTGAGGAAGTTACGACTGATACAGCAAACATAGATGAAGAGAAAACAAAACTTAAAACTCTTGCAAGTACAGCAGTAAAAACTGTCAAGAGGAAAACCGAATTACAGGAACGATCGAATATTGAGAATGCAAGTCAAATCTTGCTTCGTGATAGTGGTGTTAAGACTGCCATTATTCGTGAGTACATCCCTGTGATAAACAAACTCATTAACAAATATCTTCAGGCGATGGACTTTTATGTCCACTTCGAACTTGATGAGAACTTTAACGAAACAATCAAGTCTCGTTATCGTGATGAGTTTACCTATGCGTCATTCTCAGAAGGTGAAAAGATGAGAATCGATCTGGCAATCTTGTTTACTTGGCGACAGATCGCTAAGATGAAAAACTCGATTAATACAAATCTTTTAATCCTTGATGAGATTTTCGATTCATCACTTGATACTTCAGGAACTGATTACTTTCTTAACGTTCTTGACCAAACTCAAGACAACAGCAATGTTTTCGTTATCAGTCATAAAGGCGATCAGCTGTTTGATAAGTTCCGTAGTGTCATCCGATTTGAAAAGAAGAATGACTTTTCTGTAATTGCGAAAGGAACTTAATATGGCAAAGAACAACCGAGAACATCTTTTGAACAAACTTGAAGAACTGAAATTTAAGCATCAGTTACTTGATCGTTGGATCAGTGAACTAAAATTTGACAGCAATGAAAAGAAAGAAAAGAAAATTCAAAAAATGAAGATGAAAGAGCAGATTAATTCCATCGAACAGGAACTTGCTAATGGATAATGAAATTATTGCTCCAGGGACTTTGATACCTTGGGACGATGAAAGATTGAGGAAACCACCTAAAGAGTGGGACTTCTCAACAGAACCAGAACAAGCACAACACTTGGCTCAAATCCTTTTGGCTACCAGTGACCACCTACACGGTGCTGGTTTGTCAGCCAATCAGATTGGGATCGACGCTAAAGTTTTTGCTATTACTTTGGTTGACACAGAAAAGTATGTCGCATTCAATCCTACTATTGAAGAAGAATCTGAAGATAAAATGGTCTTGGAAGAGGGATGTCTATCACGTCCAGGATTATGGTTGAAAGTATCACGTCCTCGTGCTGTAAAGGTTAAATATTACAACGTTGCAGGTGAGGAAGTCAGAGCAGAACTAGACGGATTCCATAGCCGAGTCTTCCAACACGAGTATG